TGAAATAAAAAAGTAAAAAACTTTATAAACAATTTGTCAAACCAAAAACTTTTATTACATTTGTACCAGTAACCTTAAATAATAAAAAATGCAAAAAGTAAATTTAGAAATCAATAAGCGTTTAATGGATATTGCTTTTGAAAAAGTTAATCAACCATTAGAATTAAAAAAAAGTGCATCTGGAGTTAATCAAATAATTAGAAACGAGGATAAATTTTTAGACTGGTTGAAGAATAAAGTACAAAATGTACATTATGCTTCTTATGAAAAGTTTTTAGCTTACAAAGAAGAAAATCAAAGGCAATATTGGATGAATATTCCTATTCAAAATGAAAGGTTTTTAGAAACTAAAAAGTTATATAAAGATAAAAACAAATAAGATATGAAAATTACAGAAGAAAAATTTAAAGAAGCGTTAAAAATTGTAAACACTTACAAATTACAAAACAATAAAATTAAAAAAGAAATAACAGAGGAAAGTTTTGTACATGAAACAAATTTAAGTGTAAGAGGTAGAATAAGTTTATTGTATTTTTGCTGGAGTAAACCAGAATTAAAAGAAAAATATAATAATACTTGGAAAAAAGAGCAAAACATTGCAAATATGCAACTTAAAGAATTAAAAGGATATTCAAAAAAAGATTTTTTATCATGTCGTGGTATTGGTATTGCAAGATTAACAGAAATTGAAGAAATTTTATTACAAGCTGGTGTTTTAATTCAAGATGATTTATCAAATCAAATTAAAAAAATAAATAAATTAAAATTTGAAGATTTTGAACTTTCAAACAGATTATTAAATTGTTTAAAAGCTATGGATTTAATTTATTTAGAACAATTAAAAAAAATTAGAAGGTCAGATATTAAAAATAGAAGAATGTTTGGAGCAAAAAGTCAAAATGAATTATGTGAATTTATGGAATCTTGTGAACTTAAATTTTTAGGACAATAAGATATGGAAGAAGAAAAAATACCATACTACAAATGGTGCTACGGAAAATTTATTTTGGTGGGTTACATTACAAATAATAAAAAAAAATAAAACATGAAATTAAAATTATTTATTACTGGTTTTTTTCAAGTATTTTTGGTTACAATAAATACTTATTTTATATTTAAAGAGTTTTACGTTGGTGTTTTTTTTGGTAGTTTAACTATATCATTAATCTGGTCGTGGAATGTAAAAAGAATTGCTTTTGGTAGCTTTAAAGATAGGTTATATTATTCTTTAGGTGCTGGTGTTGGTTCAATATTAGGTTTAATTTTAAGTAAGTTTTTTTTCAATATGTTTTAAAATGAATTTTTATATTTAATAATTGTTCAGATTATTTTTATATTGCTTATAATACAATTTATTTATAATGTGTATTTTTACGATATTTTTAAAAATTTAATTATGAAAACAAAAGACATATTATTAGTAGGTGCTGGAGCAACCATTATCTATTTATTATGGAGAAAAAGTAAAAAAGCAAAAGATTCTAAAGGTCTTGCTGGATTAAATGAAACAACTGGTGGTGCAACAACTGGAGCAATACCAACTGGAGGATTAGGTATGCCAATTAAAGGAGATACTATTGCTTCTGGATTAGTTACAAGTATTCCATTAGTTTCAACTAAACCAGAACAAATTTATGGATTAGAATTACCGCCAAATATGGATTTACCAAATTTAACTGGTGGTACTGGTGTTCCAACAGAAGTCGCAGTACAACAAGGAGGTGTTTTAACAACTCCGATTGTTAAATTTCCAGATAGATTAATAACTAAAAGTGAAGATGTTTTACCAGCATCAAGTGATGAATATTTAAATAATATTATAAAAACAGAGCAATTTGGAAATAATATTATTAGAAATCCAAAAGATTTAAATATTGCATCAGCAACTTTAAGTGCAAATGGTGTAGGTTCACGAGGTAGAGTTATTAATGGTAGATTATACAGAGGTGTAATGTAAATTAAAATATTATGACAACAGAAAATAAAAAAATATTAGGATATTTAGGATTAGCATTAGGTTTAGGATTAGTAGGTGCAATGGTTTATTTTGCAGTTTCAAAAAAAGGAATTAATGTTGATAACACAAATGTTGTTTTAGGAGAAGAAGAAGAAGAAGTAACGACTTCTGATGTTACTACTCCAGTTTCTACAATGGATTATTCACAAGTTTTTGCTAATTTGCCAAAATTTAACTCAAATATTGAATTTCAGTTTAAACCTTTAGGTTTAGGAATATTAAAATAATTTTGTGCATGGTAACTCCTCTTTGTTTATTCAAATGAAACCATGTGAAAGTTTAAAAAAAAAGGTGCTAAATGCACTTTTTTTTGTAACTATTTACTATATTTGTACCAGTAACCAAAACAACAAAAAGATGGCTATAAAAAGAAATTTAAAAAATCAAATTTTAACTTTGAGAAATCAAGGTAAATCATATCGAGAAATACAAAAAGAATTAATATGCTCCAGAGGTACAATCAATTATCATTGCAGAGAAAATGAACTTACTGATATAGGAATGAAAATTCCTCCAGTAGATACAGAACTTAAATCTCAAATTGCAGATTATTGTAAAGATAGTACTTTAGCAGATGCGAGTAAACATTTTGGATTATCATTATCTACAATTAAAAAATATAAAAAATATCAAGATTTATAAATGAAAAAGAACTATTCAAGACAAATTTTTGTCTTACTTACCAGAAGAATTTATAAAATTTCTAAAAAAAGAAAATTAGGTTTTACTTGGAATGATTCTCAAAAGTGGGTTTCGGCAAACTTATTTCAATTGTACAAAGGCAGACCAATTTCAAAAATTAAAGTAACAGAAGTTGATTCTGTAATTAATTCTATTTTAGAAAAAAAACCAATTGATTTTGGTAAAATACCAGCACCTATTAGAGAAATTTGTGCAAGTCCATTTGATATTCCTACATCTGATTTAATTGATAAGAATTGGTGGTTGTTTGCAGAATTTGTACAAACATTAGACCCAAACTTAAAAATTCGAGTTGCTTTTGATAATATTATTGATACTGGAATTATAAAGAAATCTGATTTACTTAATCCTAAAGAAATTGTTGAAGATTTACGTTTAAAGAATTTTGGTTCAGACGAAATGTTGATTATGAAAACAATGATTGCTCCAAATAAAAAAGATGATGGAAAACCTTGTTCATACTATTTATTGATAACTACTTTAAATTCTTCGTATGACATTAAAGGAGATGAAGATGAAGCATTAAAAATTGTTGGAGAAAGTGATTTATCTTCGGAAGCTAAAAGAAAAAGGGATGTAAGGTTTCGTGAACTGGAAGCAATAAGAAAAGAAAGAAGTTTAAAAGAAAAAGCAGAAAAGAAATTAAGACCAAAACAAGTTGAAGGAAAAGAAGAAGAAGATAAAAAGTTGTCTTTAGAAACTTTGAAAAATTTAGAAAAATTGTATAATTCAAAAGTTATATCAAAAGAGTTTTTTGAAAGTGCAGTTAGAGAATTAAAACAAAAACTTGAAAAAGGAGGAGAAATTTAATATTTTATACTGACTATGGAAGAAGTAAAAAATTTAGAAATTAACAAAAGAGCTTACTCAACTGGAAAAATTGAAAACTTTTTAGATAGATTGATTCGTGGGAAAGGTTCTTTTGTTGTACGTAAGGGAACAGAAGTAAATGAACTTATTTTTGATAAAAAACTAACTATATTTTCTTGTGGTAGGAAGAATTTTCCACCAGATATGATTTATATGTTTAAAATAGTTAGGGATGATGTAAAGCGTTATTTAAAAGATAATCCAGAAGTTATTTTACCACCTTTAGTAGATGTTGGAAAATACAATTACAATTACGAACATGATAAAGGTAAAATTACTGGTACAGACTTAAATCATGCGTTTTGGAGAATTGCTTATGTGAAAGGTTATATTTCTGAAAAAACATACGAAAGAGGTTTAATTGAAAAAGCAAAAGCATTACGATTAGCAACGTTATCTACATTAGGTACTGAACGTATTTATGATATTTACGAAAATGGTGTTTTAGTAAAACAAGAAATAAAAAGAAAAAAAGATGAAGTTTTGCTGGATGTTTATAAAGATATACGATATAGTTGTTATTATATGATGTATGAACTTTCATTAAAATTAGGTAAAGATTTTGATTCTTATAAAACTGATTGCATTTATTATCGTGATACTCCAGAAAATAGAGCATTAGTACATGATTACTTTAATTCAAAACAAATGTTCTACAAGCAATTAGTGTAATTATTTCTTATTATAAAAAATATATTTAATTTTTTATAATATTTATTTTATTTGTAATATTTTTTAATTATATTTGCTTTTATAAATCCAAGACAATGAACTTAAAATTGATTCCTTTCACAGAATTGGAAAAGAAAAAAAACTACACTTTTACTGCATTTAGAGAATTAGATGTAAAAATGATAATGCTTAATGAAGTAACTAATTTAAATAAAATACCATCTGGTAATTTTTATAAATTTGGTTTAAAATTAGGAGATGAATTATTTTGGTACTTTAATTCAGTAGCAGTAGCAGATAGTAGAAGTAAGATGCGAGAAATTTATTCCGCAATAACACAAGTACAAAAAGAAGGTGTGCCATTTATTTACAAATTAAAAAAACGATGACAAGAGTTTCAAAAGAATTAGCCGACCAATTAGTTTTGGATATTTTTTCAGCAATGTCAAAATTACCAAATACTAACAAAGAATTTGCACAAGAATCAATGGAAATTATGGAAAATCCAATTGACAATTCTATAATTTCTGGAATGTTACTTTTAAAAGCAAGACCAAAGGTAATTAGTGATGAAGAAGAAAACTTACAATGTTCAATAGCAAGTGCTTTAAGTACTTTTCTATTAACTTTTAAAGGAGAATCAGTTGAAGAACTTATAAATTATGGTTTTGATAAAGAATTAGTAAAACATCTAAAAAGCGACTATTTAAGTGCCAGATTAGATTTTGCTTTGATGCAATTTGTTCAAGCATGGAATGAAGTTGGAAGATTAGAAAAAAAATACCCAAACGTAATGCAAATAATGTAATGAAGGCAATATTATTGACAACAGATAACGAAAAGAAAAATATTGAGATTAAATCAATCAGAGATTTAAAAACTAAAATATGTTCAGACTTTTATAAATCTCCAATGGAAGTTGTGCATTTAGAAAATAATTCATGCTTAATTATTGACGAAGAAGGAAAGTTTAAAGATTTGGATTTTAACGAATTAGCAACTTTTATTGCTCGAGATAACAATTCTATTAGTCCAAGTGATTATATTTCTGGAAATGCAATTTTGATTGAAGATATTGATGAATTTGATATGTTACCGAATTAATTTTTTACACAAAAAAAAGAGTGGGTAACTACTCCCACTCTTACCAAGAAACTTAAACAACAAACACTACTATGGATAATGATGTTATTATTTCCAAAAGTAAAATTTTTATCTGTATTAAAAATGTATTTTGGTAGTTATATTAGAAATCATTATAAAAATTATCTATTTCATTTATGGTAACTATACGCTTTTATAAATACTACTTCATTGGAAATGACAAACCTATCATAATGGAAGCAGAAACCAGACTTCAAGCTGACCAGATGATGCAAGAACTAAAAGAAAGAAGTAAAGTGCCTATAAGCGTTAAAGATTTAATTGACATAAGAGTAGAAACACCAATAATAGGTATATCTAAAAGAAAGAAAAAAGGTAATGAATTTATTTGGGTTGGTTTAGAGCATACAACAGATGGTTGGTTATTGCAAAGTGAATATGACAAAATACAACAACTTAAAAAATCCTAATGATAATTATTCAGAATATTATTGATGAAATTCAAGAAGAAATTGATTATTTTACAAACTATCAAAACTTACTTCAAAAATGGATTGTAAGAAAAAAGCATGAAAACACTAAAGTTTTCTTTAAATTCATGGAGGAATATAAAACAATAATAATACATATTGGTTTTTTAGAAGAAAAAAAACGTGAATATGAAAAATTATTAAGAAGAATATACAAGTTATAAAATTATTTTATATATTTGTACTTCTTCCATAAAGAATAAGGTTTTTTTTTAAGAAGGTTACTATAAAGGCAAATTGTTTCTCAAAACGATTTGCCTTTTTCTTTATTGTACTATTAAAGAAACATTATCTGAACCAGCATTAGCAGTATAAATATTTCCTAAAGCATTAATTGTAATTGCTACTGGATTTGCTCCAGTTGTATTTACAATGGTAGAAACTCCTAATGGTGTAATTTTACTCACATTATCTGAACCATCATTTGCAGTATAAATATTTCCAGAACTATCAATAGTTATTCCAAATGGATTAGTGCCAGTTGTTCCTAAAATTGTAGAAACTCCTAATTGTGTTATTTTTGAAACATTATTTGAATTATAATTTGCAGTATAAATATTTCCAGAACTATCAATAGTTATACCTTTTGGATTAGAGCCAGTTGTTCCTAAAATTGTAGAAACTCCTAATGGTGTAATTTTTGAAACATTGTTTGAAACAGAATTTGCAGTATAAATATTTCCAGAACTATCAATAGTTATTGCATTTGGTGTGTTTCCAGTTGCTCCTAAAGTTGTAGAAACTCCTAATGGTGTTATTTTTACAACATTATTTGTTCCAGAATCAGAAACATACAAATTACCTAAACTATCAATTGTAATTGCTGATGGAACTCCACCAGTTGATGCAAAAATTGTAGCAACTCCTAATGGTGTTATTTTTGAAACATTACCAGTAACAGCATTACAAACATATAAATTATTAGAAGTATCAATTGTAATTCCCTTACAATCAACTCCACCAGTAGATGCTAAAATTGTAGATACTCCAGATGGTGTAATTTTGCTTACATCATCACTTCCTTGATTACAAGTATATACATTTCCAAAACTATCTAAAACAATACCAGATGGGTCAATACCAGTAGTACCTAAAATAGAGCTTCCAGCAATAGTTATATTAGAATAAACGTAAGTGCTTGAAGAAACATAAATTGTCGTTCCAGAAAAATTAAAAATTCCAATTCCTAAAGTGTTTAAAGCAGTTACTACTCCTTGAATGTTTTGTGTTGTTACACTTGCAGTAGATGTTACTGGTGTAGGATTTGATGTTAAATAATATGTAATACTAACGTTATTTATTCCAAAAAAAGAAACACTTGACATATTGAAATTATACAATCCATTAGATTCATTAGCTGATAACGGATTAGGGATAACACTTAAAATATCAACAAACTGATTAAAAGATGTATTATTGACGATTCTTAAATTTATTTGACTTTTTAATGCTTTCATATTTTTTTTCTTAATAAATAAAACGTAATAATTCCAATAGCAATTAATGAAGTCCATCTCAAAACTTGTGGGCTTACATAATCATTATTTTTAGCAAAATTAACAAAATGCTCACAATTAAAATTAATAAAATCATATTTATAAACTTTTAGTTTTTGATATAATTCATCAATATCATCTGTTTTTAGGTTTGTTGATTCTACCGAAACAATTTCTTTTCCTTTAATCCATTTTTCAAAAGATTCTTTTACAATAGAGCCACCTTTTGAATTTATTTTATCTGGATGATTATGCAAAATAAAAAAACCATCTTTGGTCTTATCTACTATTCCATAATGATATATTAATGGATAATCTTCTGCTTTTGTTTTAACTAAATCTCCAGTCTTTAGTTTTAATATTGTATTTTTTTTATTTTCTAACTTTATCTTTAATAGTGATGAATGTTTATAGTAGTTCTTGGTAGTCATTTAATACGTTATATTGTTTGTTAAAAAAATCATCATTAAAGAAATCTGTTGCTGGAACAAAATCTCTATTAGCAATTTGGTCATTATAAAGAATTAAAAATAAAGTTTCGTTTGGTAAAATTGTAAAAGCTAAATTTGTTCTTCCATCTAAATATACATTTTCTTTTTGCATTTCAACAAATAAAGATGATTGAAATTGATAAGGGTCAATTATAGGAATTTGTGAAAAAGATTCTAACGTTCCATTTACATCATATCTATTAAATTTATAAGATTGCAATATTTGAGAATTTGAATTTGCTTTTAAGTATAATTCTGTAAGACCATAAACAAAACTACCCATACTATTTTGAATAACAAAATATGGAGTTGAATCTAAAGATACAACCGAAACCACATTATTTGCGTAAAATGTTATAGTTGGTATAATTACTGGCATAACTTATTCTTTTGTTTCTTCTGCTAAAACTTTTCCTTTTTTTGACATTGCACGAAGTAATCCAGTAGATTTATTAGGCATAATTTTAACACCATAATCTTTAAAAATTATATTGTTTAGTTTGTCTAACTCGGCTTTTGATTCTTTACTATCCATTGCTTCACGCATTGCTTTTAAACCAATTACTGCATTTTCTTTGTCTTTAATTTCTGTATCTTCTACTTGTTTAGGTTCAGCATATTTTACATTTAATAAATCTTTTGTACTTTTTTTGTTCTTATTTCCAATAAGAAATAAAATAACAATTGCTACACCTAAAGAGCCAATAAAAAATTTTGTATCTCTATCCATTTTTCTTTTTTGCTAATAAAATTATTACTAATGTTAATCCAACTACTGCACCACCTAAAACAATGTAAGAAGTATATCTTTTTGATTTAATTTTTGCTAATGCTTCATCATTTTTTTGTACTGCAATATATTTATAAATGATTTCTTGTTTAGCTAATTCTCCTTTTACATCTTGTAAACGAATTTCTAATTCTTTTTGTTGTGCTAAATCTAATCTACCTAATTCATCAATTAACTCCCTTTGCTTTTTTGCATCTGCTTTTGCAAACGCAGAAGTAATTAAAGTAGTCGCTACTTGACTTACTGCTCCTACACCAGCACTTGTTAAATCTCCAGCCATAATTATTCTTTTGAAGTCATTAAATACAATCCATAAAACACTCCTAAACCAATTCCAGTACCAGTTTGATATAGCCAAGTATCTTTTAACCTTTGAGTACTTTCAGTTTGTAAAGTTGTTCTGTAAGCCAATAAAGAACTCGCTAAAATATTAGTTCTAGAAATTTCTGCTTCCACTCTTAATTTTTCGGATGCCATTTTTTCATTTAAAGACATTTCAGCTAACCTTAATTGCCTTTCTTGTTGTCTGGTTTGTTCTGCTTGTTTTTTCGCAGCGTTTCCACCAGCAATACTTGTTATTACTGAAACTCCCAATCCAGCTACTGCAATATAACTCATAATAATTATTTTAATTGTTTGTATTTGTTGTATTCTTCATAAGAAGAAACTACAAATTTTTCTTCTAATTGTTCTATATTAGATATATTATCTGGATTAGCATGAACATTTACAAATATACTATCTTCTAAAGCATATACAACTCTTTTAGTTCCAGAAGGAGAAACACCATAAAAAGGTGCTTCAATTTCTTTTACACCATTTTCTGTGCATATTCTTAATTTTCCTTTTATTAAAAAAAAAGTATGTTCATATTTATGAATTTTTCCAATAGCAAACATTTCTTTTCTTAAAAATATTTCTCTTGTGTAAATTCCATCTGAAAACAAATGTTTTAAAGGCAATTCTTCTGAATTACCTACAAAAATATCTGGAGAGCCACTATTAATTAGTAACCTTTCCAAATTTTCAACTTGCTCCATAAAATTTGAACCATCTTGTTCAAATAATACTATTGATTTGTTTTCTAATGTTTCTAATTCCATTTTGTTATAAAAAATATAGCAATATTACAAAAAAACTTATTAATAATATTATTTTAAGGCATTTATTATTAAATTTTTATCAAAAACATTATTTAAATCTGTATAAGGTATTGTGCTAATATCTTGAAATAACAAATATTTACTATAATTCGGATGATTAAGATTTGGCTCGGAATCTGGTGCGTTTGCTTCAATATTTGTGTGCATATCATACCCAAACACTTTTGGATTTGTGCCTACCCAACAAACAACTGATGGTAAACCTAAAGCAGTTGCAATGTGCATAGCCGAAGAATCAATTAATAATCTTTTTTCAGACATAGATAACATAATAGCTATACTTCTAAAGTTATCCAAACAAGCCATTGTATTTTCATATATTATTTGGTCATCACGTTTTATGTGCAATATTGCATAATCGTTAGCAAAATGATTAACTATATCTTGCATAGCTGGTTGTGGAATATCTCTTGTCCAACTATATTTTAATGGTTGATTTAATGCTCCACCATTAGGTTGTATTGCTAAAATTGGTTTGTCTAATCTGTAAAATGGTTCAAAATATTGTTTTTCAGATTTAGAAATAAATAATTCTGGTTTTTCTCCATCATATTTTAAACCATACATATCACACCAAATTTCAATTAAATGTTTGCTTTCAGTTATAAAATCTGAACTTTGATAAGGGTCTGAAACAAAAACTTTTGCTTCTTTTAGCATTATCCACTTTTCATAAATACCAGTTAATTGTTCATGTGTTATAACTCTATTTACGTTTGGATTACTTATAAAAACATCTGGGTACGAACTAACAACAATTATATTTGCTTTTGAGTATTTCTTTTTTATTGCTTTTAAAACTGCGGTTGCCATAATTGACTTTCCTAATCCACCATCTATTTGAAAAATTACATTCATTATTTTTTATTTTTAAGTCCGTATTTAATGTATCTGTACCATATTCTTTCGTGAATATAATATTGTATTGGTTTGTAAACTAATTCAGCAAATCCAAATGCACTTCCAATAGTTATTGAGCCACTAACTGCCCAAACTACACCAAAACCAATTGCGGTTGAAACTAATCTATAACTTATTGTTTTTGCAATATGTCGTTTTTTTGTTACTTCCATTACAATTCTCCGTTTTTTTTCATTTCTTCTCGAATTTTTGTAGCCGAAATTTCTGCAATTTCAGTTGGTGGTATATGTTCAATAATATCATAACCTACTCCACGACCAAATTCTACACTACAAATATCTGGAATTACCATAACTTTTACTTCGCCTTGTTTGAAAAATGAAGCGTAATTAGTTTCTATATTTTCTTTAACTTGTTCAGAAGTAAAAGGGTTTTTTTCGTTTACTTCTCCATCTCTGACACAAATAAGTACGTTTTTTCCTTGTTGCATTGCTTTTTGAAACATAGCTTTATGACCATCATGTAATGGTTGCCATCTTCCAATAAACATTGCATATTGACCATCTTTTTTAGGTAATGAAGATTTAACGTGAATTTTTTTATTCCAATTTTCCATATTATTTTATTCTACAAATGTTATTTTCAAAATAAATTATATTAGCATCACATACAATATGATGTTTATAACCTCCTAATTCTTCATAAAATTTACTTTCAGTTTTGCATGGAATTTCAATAAAAATTTCAGCAGTATGAAATTCTTTTCCACTAAAAATTACTCTCCATTTCCTTGTTCCATCTACATCGTTATTATTAAAACGAATTTCAACAAACATAGGTTGATTTTCTTTAAAAAATAATTTTCTTCCTTCTATTATAAATTTTTGAATAACACTTGCAGTATTTTGTAATTCTTTATTTTCCATAATTTTCGATATTGTTTAGTAGTTCATTCATAGTTGTTAATTCATCAATATTTGTTGTATCAACATCAATAAAATTACGCATAGGTGCTTCAAAATAAGGTACATGATATGCTTCTCGACCTCTAATATCTGTTGTATGTACATAAATTTCAATTACATCTGCTTCTTTTTTTAATTTTTCTCTTAAATCTAAAAAAGGCGAAACAACTGCAATTACAACATCAAAACATGAATCTTTATCTAAAAATTTAGCAATATTATATGCTTGATTGATATTGTTTCTTCTTCCTTGTTCCGAAAAGTCTTTGTTTTTAAGAATATCTCTCAAATTATCTCCATCAACTAAAATACAATGTTTGAAAAGCATTGGATTATAATTAGTTTCTAAAACATTTTTTAGATGTTTAGCAAGTGTGGTTTTACCAGCGTGTGGTTGCCCAATAAAGTTGTAAATCATAGTTATAAATTTAAGTTTCTTTTTTTTTCAAATATACAAAAAAAATATTATATTTGTACCAGTAACCAAAAAATATTTTTATGAACATATTATTTTTAGCACCACACTTATCTACTGGTGGTATGCCACAATTTCTTTTAAAAAGAATTGAAAATCTTATAGATACTTATAACAAAATATTTCTTGTTGAGTATGAATGTTTGTCTGACCAATATGTTGTACAAAGAAATCAAATCATTAATTTAATAGGCAAAGAAAATTTATTTACATTGGATGATAATAAATTTAAGCTAATAGATATTATTAAAGAAAAAAGTGTACAAATTGTACATATTGACCACGAAGCAGAGGGTTTTGATTTAAATTTAATGGAAAAACTTTATGCAAATAATCGTAACTATCGTATTGTTGAAACGTGTCATAATGTTTCTTTTAATCCTAAAAATAAAATATTTATTCCAGATGCTTTTGCTTTTTGTACTCCATATCATCTTGAAACTTTTAAAGATATTCAAACGGAAAAGAAAGTAATCATGTACCCTTTAGAAATAATACCATTTAATGAAATTAAACACAAAAATGCACTTGATAAACTAAAATTTGACACAAAAAAAACAAATGTTTTATCCGTTGGATTATGGTGTGATAATAAAAATCAAGCAAAAGTTTTAGAAATTGCTGAACAATATCCAGATTATGATTTTCATATAGTTGGTAATCAAGCTGAAAACTTTGCTGATTATTGGAAACCATTAATGAAAAAAATTCCAAAAAATGTAAAAGTTTGGGGAGAAAGAGAAGATATTGAGGATTTTATGATTTTATCTGACATATTTTTATTTCCAAGTAAAAAAGAGTGTAATCCTATTGTGTTACGTGAAGCAATAAGCCATGAATTAACCATTTATGCTAATAATTTACCGCAATATTGTGGTATGTATGATGGAATTATAAAACCTTTAGATAGTCCATTAAAATATAAAGCAAGAATAAATAGTAATAATGATACATTTCATTTCAAAAACGACCATGAAGATTTGTATAAATCAATTTTAAAATCAAAAATTATGAAACAACCAAAAGAAGGAAAAGTAAGTATTAATCATCATTTTGTAGATGGTGCTTTTATTGAAATAAATGGAAAATCTACAAGCACTTTTAAAGTTGAATTTTTTGATGAAAATGGTTTGTTTTATGAAGATACCATTAAATGTAATTCGTGGGTAAAATTAAACAGAAAATACTATACAGAATACCATATAAAAGTTACTGAAATTAAAGCTGACAAACAAAAAACAAGTGAGGTTATTTTTGACCAAATGTTTGATTTAAAAGGTAAGCGAGTTATGATTTCTTTTGAAAGTAGTTCATTAGGCGACACTTTGGCATGGTTGCCTTATTGTGATGAATTTCAGAAAAAACATGATTGCGTTTTGTTTGTTTCAACTTTTAAAAACTTCTTATTTAAAGACCAATATCCAAATATATTTTTTATTGAACCAGCCGAAGTAATTAATAATTTACAAGCAAAATTTGATTTAGGATGGTTTTATGATAGTAATAAAGAGCCAGTTTTACCTAATACAATACCATTACAACAAACTGCTACAAATATTTTAGGGTTAAGTTTTAGTGAATTAAAACCTAAATTGAATTTTACACCAAAAATGGAATTGAGCAATACTCAAAAACCTTATGTTTGTATTGCTCCAGATTCAACTGCTGGTTGTAAAGAATGGGATTTATGGAATTGGCAAAAGTTAGTTTATTATCTAATTGATAATGGTTTTGAAGTTGTTAATGTATCAATAAATACAAAATATAATTTAGAAAAAGTTTTAGAACCAAAAGATTTGTCTTTAGAAACTACTATGCAAATTATTCACTTTTCAGAATATTTTATTGGTTTAAGTAGTGGTTTAAGCTGGTTAGCTTGGGCATTAAACAAACACGTTTACATGATTGCTAATTTCACTACTGCCGACCATGAATTTCAAAGTGATTGTACCAGATTGACAAATACATCTGTTTGTCATGGTTGCTGGAATAACAAAAACTTTAAATTTGACAAAGGAAACTGGAATTGGTGTCCTATTTGGGATGGTTACGATAAGCAATTTGAGTGTCAAAAAGGAATATCAGTACACGATATGGTTATTAAGATAGGAATAAACAAAAAAAATAGGGTACATATTTAGTACCCTATTGTTTATACATATCCGAAATAATCGTAAAACCATTTATAGTGGTTTCTAATGTTCATTGATAGTTCATATCCTAAAACATCTAAATAATCATCTGGTTTACGTTCAAATTTTGTTCTTAAAGTGTGGTCGCCATATATACCATGAATGGTATCGTTTTCTTGTGTGTGTTGCGTTATGTTTTCAAAATCGTGGTTATCATAGTAAGGTACATTAAAATACTCGTAAATACGCTTCATTTCATTTTCTGGATTATCCATCAAATCTTCATAACGAATAAATAATAAATTTTTATCCAAACCTTGTTGAATAACATCTTGTAACCTATCTATTGCAACTCCTACTGGCACTCCACTTGCCCATAAATCAAGTCTTTTGTTTAGAGTAGTACCTACTAATTGTGGTGCGTTTTGTATATGATTTTCTTTATGTGGATTTTTTCTAAAGTTTTTTTCCATTGAAGAATAAATACATCTTATATCCCTTACCATACAAATAATTTTTGGATTTGGAAAAAACATATTTAACAAACCATAATTTATACTCCATTCACGACTTTTATCAACTACAAATGGTTTGTCGGTTAGTCCTTCAAAATATCCTTGCATACCAGCTTTGCAATATGTTAAAAACGCATTTTCCATTTGCTTTTGGTCTTGTGCAATAAATGATTGGGAATGATTGTAATTGTTTTTTGATGCCAAAATTAAATCAACTAAACCACTTGTTGGTGTAGTATAAAAATCTGGATTTTGTGCAATAATGTTTTGAATTAAAGTGCTACCACTTCTGGGTAGAGAGGAATTGTAAAAAATAGTTTTCATTAGTTTCTTGGTTTTGTTTTACAAATATAAATAATAATGCGAGAATTTAAAAAAATCTCGCATTATTTATTATTTAAATTATTCTTGTTTTTTTACAGATTTTTCTTTAAGTTCAGCTATTAAATCATCTATTAATGTTTTTAAATCATCTTGGTCTTTTAAATCAAACCCATCTTTACTTTTAAATCTAATATCATTGTAACCAAAAATATGTATAACGTGATATTTTTCTTCTGTTTCTAAATCTAAAGGTTTTTTATTCCATATAGCATCAACTAAAGGTTTTACTTTTGTAAGTTCAGTTGTTGCTATTTTGTTTGAAAATTCATTAGAATTAATTTGTGTTTCGCCATATCCAAAAATATGAATTGTGAAATTTTCCATAATTTTTTATTTTGTTTTAATTGTTATTTTGTTTTTCAACTTCGTTTTTCTCTACTTCAACACCTTTCCAATATTTTTTAGCAATTTCATCTTTACGAGTTCCTATTACTAAAATATTGTAAGTTAAATCTTTGTCTGCAAGTATAGTTATATTAGTCATATCTTCATTTATAATACCATACCCCATACCAAAACCATTTTTAGCAGTAACCCAAATTTGCGTGTTTTCATTTAAGAATTTGTAATAATCTGGTAATTGTATTTCAGCAACACCATCTTTTACTTCTACTTCATATCTATAAATATTATCTCCAGCAGTAGGACTTTCTACAAAGTTATGAATTAATTTATGAGTTTTTGTTTTACTTGGGTCTGGATGTGAAATACTAAAAGAACCACTTCCTTTTGTAATACTTCCAAAAACACATATATTTTCAACAAATGTAGTATCACGTATTGTTGCACACATACTACTTCCAATCATGTGTACGTTTGTGCAACCACAAGTAAAATTACTTTTACCTCCAATTATAGAAGAATATTCTGAACCACTATTAATATTATTTAATTTACCACCACCAATAAATGTATGACTATTACCACAAGCAAAAATAATATTGCAGTAACCACCACCTATTGTTGAATATTGACCACTTGCACAATTATAATAACCTCCTCCAATTATAGTACTATTAGCAGAACTAATATTATTTCTACCTCCACCAATTGTTGAACGATAACCAGAAGCAGTATTACATAGACCACCACCAACAAATGAGTAAGAATCAGAAGCAGTATTATAATAACCACCACCAACTGTTGAATAACTATTAGAAGCAATATTTGTTTTTCCACCACCTATAAAAGAACCATTAGAAGATGCAGTATTATTAGAACCTCCAGAAATAACAGATTTATTTCCAGATGTTATATTAGATAAACCACCACCAATAGTTGAACTATTTGCACAATTATTATTGTAACTACCCCCACCAATAAATGAACATAATCCACTAACAATGTTAGCATACCCTCCACTAATTATTGATTGATTACCAAAAACATTATTATTATATCCACCAGAAATTGTTGAATTTTGACCACTTGCAGTATTATTACTACCACCACCTATTGTTGATAAATATCCAGTACCACAATTTCTAAAACCACCACCAATAGTAGATAATCTACCAGAATTACAACAAGTAATTGCAAGAGTTAAAGCACCAGTAGTAGTATCAAATGTACCCCCAGCAGTATTATGACCTATACCACCACCTATGGTTACACCAAAAGAACAACATTCGTTTGTTGGCGATGTAATTATATTTCTTTGACCACCTCCTATCGTAGAGTATCTTGCGTTTGTTATATTACAACAACCACCTAATACAGATGAATTAGTTGCTGATGCGTTATTTCTACCACCACTTGAAACACCAGAATTACAACCACTTGCTGAATTTCTTATCCCTCCTCCAACAAAAGAATTACAACCAGTTGCACAAACATTATTACCACCAGCAATAGAAGAATGACCACCACTTGCAAGATTTGATTGACCCCCACCAATAGTTGAATAAGTAGCACTTGTAATATTAGAAGCACCTCCTCCAATTGTTGAACAACTACTGCTTGCAGTATTACCAGAACCCCCACCTATTATTGACCAACTACCACTTGAAGTATTATTGCTACCGCCACTTATTGTAGAGCGAGTTCCAATTGCAGTATTTGAGCTACCACCACCAATTGATGAATATGTACCACACGCAAGATTTATTATACCGCCACTTACAGAAGAACGATAACAAGCTAAATTATAAAGACCACCAGCTATTGTTGATGCTTGTGCATTTGCATTATTGTAACGACCACCACCAATTGTCGCAAAATCTCCAATATTTGTATTGTTTTGACCTCCACTTATTATAGATTTTTGTCCAGTTATAGTATTATTAATACCTCCAACTATTGTTGAATAATTTGCGTTTGAATTATTATTTTTTCCACTTAAAGAGCCACTATATAAACCACCAGCATTATTTCCAACTCCAGTCCTAACAGATGAATTTCCTCCAGCACCTAAAATAATAACTGCACTTGAACCCACGTTTGTTCCACTACTACCACTACTACCAGAAGTTCCATTTACTCCAGAAGTTCCATTTACTCCAGAAGTTCCGTTAATTCCAGAAGTTCCGTTAATTCCAGATGTTCCATCAGTACCAGATGTTCCGTTTGCACCATTTACACCAGATGAACCAGATGTACCAGTAGTACCAGATGTTCCGTTTACTCCAGATGAACCAGATGTTCCATCAGTACCACTTGTTCCATTAACACCAGATGTACCAGATACTCCAGATGAACCAGATGTTCCATTTATTCCAGAAGTTCCGTTTATACCAGATGAACCAGATGTTCCATTTACTCCAGATGAACCAGATGTACCATCAGTTCCACTTGTGCCATTTACTCCAGATGTTCCGCTTGTTCCATTTACTCCAGATGTTCCATTTATACCAGATGTACCAGAAGTACCATTTACACCAGATGAACCAGATGTACCATCAGTACCACTCGTTCCATTAACTCCAGATGAACCAGATGTACCAGATACACCAGATGAACCAGATGTACCATCCGTTCCAGTTGTTCCAGAAGAACCAGAAGTTCCTCCAGAACCAGAAGTTCCGTTTGTACCAGATGAACCAGAAGTTCCATTTACACCACTTGTGCCATTTACTCCAGATGAGCCAGATGTACCACCAGAACCAGCAGTTCCAGATGTTCCATCAGTACCAGATGTACCAGTAGTACCAGATGTTCCGTTTACTCCAGATGTACCACCAGAACCAGCAGTTCCAGATGAACCACTTGTGCCATCAATACCAGAAGTTCCTCCACTACCAGATGTACCAGTAGTTCCAGATGTTCCATTTACTCCAGATGTACCAGATGAACCATCTCCACCAGATGCACCATCTAAATTTACACTCCATAATGCGTATGTTCCAGAACCTACCGTTCTCGTTGGTGTTCCAAAAGCTAATGCTCCAGTACCAGAATTATATGTTATAACTTCACATTCTTGAAAATTTGAAGTGTTAAAAACAATAATAATAGATTGTGCTGGTGTATATGCAAGTCCAGTACCAACAATTAATGTTCCAGAATTTCCTAATGTAAAAGAAGTTGTTGATGTTGTTTTGTATTGGTCGCCATCTAAACCAGAAGTTCCAGACGAACCAGATGTTCCAGTAGTACCAGAAGTTCCACCAGAACCAGCAGTTCCAGAAGTTCCACTTGTACCATTAATACCAGAAGTTCCTCCAGTACCATTTGTACCAGAAGTTCCAGATGTACCATCCAAACCAGAAGAACCAGAAGTTCCGTTAATACCAGAAGTTCCAGAAGTTCCATTAATACCAGATGAACCAGATGAACCAGATGTACCATCAGTTCCGCTTGTACCATTAATTCCAGATGTACCAGATGTACCATTTAATCCAGAAGTTCCAGATGTTCCGTTTACTCCAGATGTACCAGTAGTTCCAGAAGTTCCAGATGTACTACCTACCGCTACTCCTACTTGATTAGCAACAATAATAATAGAAGGTGCTAAAGGAGAAGCGTAAGGTATTGTAGTAGCTGGTTTAGTTACTATTCTTGCAGTTGCATCAGCAGAAGCAAAAACAAATTCTACATAATCATTTGCTTGTAAATCAAAAATATAAGAAACAAAAGGTAAAGATTCAGCGTTTGCTCCAATTAATTCAACGTAAGATGTAGTTCGTGCTTCATCAAACCCATTAATTCTTGCCCAAATTTTTACTTCATCATTACCGCCACTATTTTTATCTATTTGTGCAGAATATCCTATTTCATAAATACCAGCATACGGAAAAGTAATTTGAGAACCACTTATTGTGATTCCATTACTAATTTCTGTTGTGTTATATGTAATTATTGTTGGTATGTTTGACCCAGTAACGACTTGTGTAGTAGTATCAGAAAAACTACCATACCAGTTAGCTATTCCAGCACCAGATGAACCATTTAAACCAGATGAACCAGATGAACCAGAAGTTCCAGTAGTACCAGATGTTCCTCCAGAACCAGAAGTTCCATTAGAACCAGATGTACCATTTATTCCAGATGTTCCAGAAGTACCATTAATACCAGATGTACCAGATGTTCCATTAACCCCAGATGTACCATCAGTACCAGAAGTACCAGTTAATCCAGAAGTTCCAGAAGTACCACCAGAACCAGAAGTTCCATTTGTACCACTTGAACCATTTGAACCAGATGTACCACTTGAACCATTTGAACCAGATGTACCATTAACTCCAGATGTACCATTAATACCAGATGTACCATTAACACCAGATGTACCATTAACTCCAGATGTACCAGATGTACCACTACTTCCAGAAGTTCCTCCAGTTATATAATCTTGTAGTCTTTCTACGTTTCCGTATATATCTTTTATTAAAGCATCACTTGTAATCCCATCAATGAATAACGCTAACGCATTTCCATCTGGAGATTGGATGTTAGATTTACCAGATTTACTTACATTTCCCATTTAGAGTAATTTTTTAGTTATTCAACTATTGTTAATACTCCTTTATTGCTCCAAATTGACCCTTTAGGTAAATTTGTTTTACTGGTTGGTATATCTTTGATTGATAAATTGTTTACAAATGTAGTATCTTCTCTATCAGCTTCAATATTTGAGCCAACAATGTGAGTATTTTTGTATTCTTTTGTAGTATTGTTATAACCACCAACAACAGATGAATGTTCTGCGTTTGCTCTATTGTTTTGACCACCACCTACAAAAGCAAAGTCTTTGTCGGCTATATTTCCTTGACCACCAGAAACTACCGAAGATTTTGCGGAAGTTGTGTTTGCACATCCTCCAGCAATTACTGAATAAGTTCCTCTATTTGTGTTATAATCTCCACCAGAAATTACAGAAAATTCTTTTTCTTCATCAAGTATATTTTTACCATTTAAAGGTTTAATAGAATTTTCTCCTTCCATTACTAAAATCACTTTGTTGAAATTTAAGAAATCTGCTAATGGTTGAACATTATTATACATATCTTTAAGCATAACAACTCCTTGATTGTTTACATAAACTGCTAAACTACCATTTATTGATTGAACGCTTCCTATTTCTGATTTTATTAGTGTCATTTTTTTGTTTTTATTTTAGAAAATCTTTTCCCAGAATTTAATTACTAATCCGTAAAGTATTACCAATACCGAACCAGCACCAACAACTTTTGCTTTATATGTTTTGTCGCTTTCTATATAATCTGAATGTTCTCTAACGTGTTCAATAATACCTTTTTGTCCATAATCATTGTCGCCAATAATTGTATGGTTTAATTTTATCAAAGTTAAATCCATTTCTTGAACTTTTCCAGATAATTTAGATAACATATCTTTTATAAATTCTATATCATTAGAACTTACAATTACTTCTTTTGTCCTTCTGCTAACTCTTTTATTTGTTTCCTCTGCCATATCATAAACCTAATTCTTGCAAAAATTTTGCAATTGAAACATTTTTTCCGTTTTTATAACCATTATAAAAAGCCAATCCAATTTCATTTGGTACTGGCATCATTATAAAACAACTAACGTTTGTCAATTCGTCATTTGTTTCAAATGCGTACATTTCTAAAGACTTTTTTAAATATGGACTTGCTAAAGATTCATATTGTAATAAATCTATTTTTTTGTCCATTATTTGCAAAAAAGTAACTTCTTCTTGCACTTTAAATTCTTTACAAATTTGAAAAGTAACTGAACCATTTGGTTTGTCTTTTACATAAATTTGTATGTTTTTTGGCTCTACTTCGTAAATATTTGCATATTTTTTAATACCAGTAAGCATAATTTTTTTTACAATACCCTCAACCATAGTTATTTATTTTTAAGTTTCTCGATTCAAAAATACTAATTTATCTTTAATAAATTTGCAAGTTTTGGATATTTTTTCCAAAATGATTCAAGTGGTTTTGCTAAATTATAATCTTTTAATAAATCGGCAGAATATGTAAATTGTTGTTTGTCAAAATTTAAAGTGCTATTTATACCTAAAAATTTAACTCTAATAACACCACTAACTTCAATATTTATTGGTTTTCTTTTAACTACATCCATAAGAAAAGGAAGTACTGCTACTTTACTTTGTTCCAAGTTAATTGTTCCTATTGTTTTCAAAGAAAAAGAACTATTTGGTAATACTTTAAATTCTTTTGTGCTTACAGAAGATGCAAATTGTTTTCCTTTAAAAGCTAATTTCAAGTTGTAACTTTTAATTAAAACTTCAAACGATGATTTGTTTTCAATTTCAATTTCTAACTCGACTTTTACAGATTGATTATCGTTTTCTAAAACTTTAAAGTTTTTTATAGCATAGCCATAATTAACTGCTTGATTTACTTGATATTTAAAATATCTGTAAAAACCAAAACCAGCTAATCCTAAACCTCCAATTAATAATGCTTTTTTCATTTATTTTCTACTTATTGTAACAACTATTAATAATCCAGAAACTAAAATTACTGCTCCTAAAATTAATCTATAATTTCTTTGTTTAAAACTATCTGTTTCTATTCTAATTTTGTCAATATCAGAATATTTTTCTACTAAAGCATCTACATTTTTAAGTTTGGATTGAATTAAAACTTTATCACAATCATTTTTAGCAAAAGTTTGTTTAAAACTATTTAAATCAATTTGTTGAGTATTTAGATAACTTGGACTATAACCAGCATTAGATGATAAAACATCAATTTTATTTAATATTTTTACATTTAAATCTTTACATAAAGATATTTGTTCAGATGTAACCATATTTTTTTATTTTATTTTTATAAAGTTGTAATAAGACCAGAAGTAAATGAAGTTTGTGGTGGTGCTTGTGCGACCAATTGTTTAGCTTCTTTTAGTTTTTGTTCTGCTTTTTTCTTTTCTTCTTCTTTTAATTTTTTTGTCTTTATGTTCTGCAAATTAACAATTGCTTGATTATATTGATTAACAGAAATTTGATTTAAACCAGTTACTTGTTTTAATCTATTTTCAGTACCAACTCCAAAATCTCCATCTACATCTATTCTCTTTAATGCTTTTTGAAGTGTTCTAACCTCTATTCCTTTTGAACCTTTTTTCAGAATTTTGTTCCAATCTGGTTTAACATTTTCAGTGGTTGTAGTAGTTGATTTTATTGAAACATCAGTTTCATCATCACTTGTATTGGCTAAAACTGGAGTTTCTTTTTTCTTTTTATTATAAAAATAATATCCAGCACCAGCTAAACCTAAAACACCTATAATTATTAATTTCTTATTCATAATTTTTCATTTTTTTCTACTTGCTAAATATTTTATAGTTACATTAATAATTAAATTAAATAAATATGTCAATTGTTCTATTCTCTGCTTTACCTAAATTAACCCAATGTTGTTTTGCTAAATTAAGGTTAATTCCAAATGTTTGTAATAAATCATTATATTTTGACAAATAAATCATTGCTTGGTCGTCTGATAATTCAGTAGGACTACTAATGCTATTTTTAATATTCGGAATAGTTCTTTGTTCAGATTTTCCTAAATTAACCCAATGCTCTTTAGCCCTTTGTAAATTACCATTGAAAGCACTATTTAAGTCTGGATATTTAACTAAATAAATAACTGCTTGTAAATCAGAAAGTGATGCTGGAGATATTTCTTGAACTGGTTGTGGTGGTGTAGTTGTTGTAGTTGTTGTATTTGTTGATAAAACAGAATTATCAGAAGTAGGTGCTAAACCTCCAGCAGATGATGGAATGTTGTTTTTACCTAATTTATTTTTAGATTTGAAATACAAAAATGCACCAGCACCAGCTAAACCTAAAACACCTATAATTATTAATTTCTTATTCATAACTTTTATTTTTTTCTACTTACTAAATATTTTAATAATACCAAAAGAATTACACTTCCAGTAAGCATAATTGTGTATCTTAATACTTTCTTATCTGAAAATTCTTTTTCTTTATCTATTTTCTCTAATTCGGATGTTTGATTAGATAAAAAATCAGCAACTCTTTGAGATTCAGTTTTATCGTATATTTTTCCAGCCATAATTAGAAACTAAATCCAGCGTTATTAACCACTTTTTTAATTAAATTATAAGTTAGCGGATTTGAGTAACCAACTTCTTCGTTAAACCATTGTATTAAATCAAAATCATCATAATTTCCTAACCATTTATCTAATTTTGTTGGAGAGCCACCAACAAATTTTCCAACATAAGATTTTTTACCATAAGCATTATAAACTTTTCTAAAATCATCTTTCTTTTCGATTTTTTTCATGATAGCATAAATTAAATCTTCATCTGTTCCAGCATTAGCCATTGCACCATATAATTGGTTTGCATAAGCATTTGCAACTGAATCAGAAATTGTAACTTTAGTATCATCTATTTCTACATCTACAAATGGTGTTTCTCCTTTACTTTTATCAGTAAATATACTTGTAATTCCTCTTTTTGTTCTTGAAACAATAGAGTAACCTAAAACAACTAAAACAACTGCTCCACCTACATATAATAAAGGTTTTTTATTATTTGCGATAAATGTTCCAGTTTTTGCTAATTTGTCTTGAAAATTAAAATTTGCCATAATATTTATTTTATTGCTCTACCGCCTTTTGTTAAATATGATTTTCCGTTGTATTTGAACATATCATTACGTTTTTCAACTGCATTTGCCCATTCCTTTATAAAATTATCCTCAAATGTAGATAAAACGTTTTCTGCATTACTGCTATTATTTGAAGAAACAATTAACTTTATACTTTCTTCTTTTGTTCTGGGTGTAGTTTTATAAAATTTATTGTAAATGAAATATCCACCTACTAAAACTATCAAACCACTTACTATATATGTTGTTTTATTTTTCATAATTTATGGATTTGTTGGAGGTGTTGCTAAACTTTTATTTTTTACTTCTTGAATAATCTCTTTGATTTTATCCAAAATTGATACCACATTTGTGTTTGGATTTGATGTTGAATATTCATCATCCATTTCCATTGGTGGATTTAAATTAACAACTACATCTTCTTTTTTCTTTTTTGTTATAAAATAAACAAGACCTATTGCTACTACTCCACCTAATACGTAATATAAATTTTTATTTTGCATCTGACATTTCGTTTAATGTTATTTTTTTCACTCCTTTAACTTCCATTAATGCAGTTTCAGTTAAATTTCCAAAATCTCCATCAACACCATCTTTATCAACTCCAGTAAAACCAATGTTTTTACCAAAATCGTATTTTAAGATTCTTTGTAATTCTGCTACTTCACTACCAGTAGAACCTTTTTCTAAAGTTAATGTTTTGTCAAGCATTGCTTCTTGTTCAGCACTTGGTTGTTTAAATTTTTTAATTGCGTATTTTACTAAATATGCACCTAAAATAATTACTGCTCCAATTGTTAAGTATTTTTTTGTCGTTCCGTTCATGATGTTATTTTTTATCTTATTACCATTTTATTTTTTTCAAAGTTTCTGATGAATTTATCAATCCTATCAAATCTTTTCTTGTTACTATCGTTTGGTGCATCTTTAAAAACTTCTAAAAATGCTTGATACCCTTCAATTCGTGGATAACCCAGACCTAAATAAATCAATAATCCGTTTATATCTGCTTCACTTTCGTTATCCATATCATCATTTACATAAAAATGACTAAATTCATGACAAAGAATAGCAAAACGCATTGGTATGGTATATTTGTCAAATTGTTTTTTAGAAACTTGAATCCTTCCAGAAACTTTTGATATTCTGGCTGGAGTAGTAAGTTCTTTTCCGCTTGTACTAATAATAGTTGGTAAATATTCAATTATAAACTGACCATTATCTGATTTATATGATTTATTAGTTGCTAAATATGATGCGTTATAACAAAATCTTTGTGCAAAATCTACAAAATAAGCAACATTTTTGTTTTTAATATCTACAACATCCATTCGTTTTTCTAATGGTGTTTTATCAATACTAACAACTTGTATATTTTTTTCTTGTTCTTTAGGAACATTACCTTTATTTTCATCATAAACTGATAATATAACAGAATTTGAAGTTAAAGGCATCCTAATATAAAACGTTTCTGTATTTTGAATTGTTTTATATCTGTCTGTAAAAATGATTTTAGATTTTTCTTCATCAACAATTTTAATTGTAACTTTTGTTGGTGTATTTACTTTTACAACAACTTTAAGGCACATTTCATTATATCTTGTTTGTATTCTAAAATTCATTTTACTTTCTTTTTTGATAAATTTTATATCCTATTGCACCTACAATCAATAATGTAGAAACAATTAAAATATTTTTGTTTAAACCAAATAATTTGTTATTTTTAGAAATTATTGGTTTTTTATCAATTCCTAATTCTTTTTCAAATCTATCTTTTGAAATATTTAAAGTATCTTTTATTGAAGGATTATTAATAGATGCTTCTGTATCTACACCTTCAAAAGCTAAATACTTTTTATTAGGAATAAAAACACCTTTTGATTTTTCTCTTTCAAGCCAATCTTTAAAACTTAAAGATGTATTACTTTCTTTCCAAAGTTGATTCGCACTTCTTACCATAATTATTTTGTTGTAGTTGTAGTTCCTTGTTTTTTTAATTCTGCAATAGGTAAATTTTCAATTTCTTTTTTTGGAGCATAAAAACCTTTGTAAAGATAAACTAATGCACCAATACCTACTGAAAATAATACTGCTCCTAAAATTTTTTTCTTTTTCATATATTATACGTTTTGGCTTTTTTTCCATGCTTTACCTACAACATATACGACTGCAAATAAAACTAATAATCCAGTTCCTACACCTAATACATATTGAGTTGTAGTTTGTTTTTTATCTGTGTTATAAAAATTTTCCATTTTTTTTATTTTTGTTAAAATTTTAAATATTAGCAAATACCGCACTTGCTTTTACGTATCTTATAAAAGGATTAGTTCCAGAACCCCAATTAAATGAATCTTTAATATTATAATTACTTGTTGGAGGTGTAAGTTTAAAAAATAATTCTTTGTTTTCGTCTAAAGCTAATCCTTTTATTCTTCCTAAATATGTATATTTTTTACTAACAACACCAATTTTAGTTGAAGGATTAACCCATGCTTCATCTCTAATATTTAAATTATCAAACAAACTAAAAATTTGTTTGTCATTATAAAGTTTAGAGTTCATGTTAGATGGATTATTTTTTAGATAAGTTAAATATTTTTTAATACTTACTGGTTTAATACCATTAGAACTTAAATAATTTATATCAGATTCAGAAATGTCTGAATCATCTATTACAAGACTTTCTGCATTAGCAACATCATTTTTTATTTTTTTGTTTTTTAAAGCAAAGTAACCTATTGTTCCTACTGCTAATAAACCTAATCCTATAAATACTTTTTTATTATCCATTTTTTTTAATTTTTGTAAAGTTAAACAATTATTTTATTTCTCTTGTGATTTTTTCCACCCTTTTCCTACGATGAAAGCATAAGCATATACCATTCCTAAAGAAAGTACTACTCCTACTAATCCCATTACTATATTTGTCTTTTTCATAATTTATATTTTTTATTTTTTAAACATTCTATATCCAAAATATCCTAATACTAAAACCCCCACTCCAATTCCAGCATACATTAAAGTATTTGGTTTCTTTTTAACTGGTGGTGCAACTGCAACTGCTGGTGTAGTTGTAGCTGGTGTAGTTGTAGCTGGTGCAGTTTGTGTATCTACATTAGTTTGAACGATTGCTTCTGGCTCAATTGGTTTATCCGTAACAACCTCTTTAATTATTGATGTTCCAGTATTTGTTAAACCTTGAGCTAATCCTATTGGAGAAAGTGCAATATAATCTTTGATACCTATTGTTTTTGTATCAATTACTTTTTTAATAGTTGTAGGCACTACGCTAACTACTCTTGCTACTGGATTAATATTTTTAAGACTTATTTGTCTTGTTATATTTCTTAAACGTATTCCCATGATTTTATTTTTTATTTACAATTAAAGCAGTTGCAACACCGCCAATTATTCCACCAACTAATCCAGAAACATAAATACTTTTTTGCTTGTAAAAACCAAACATCATACCAATTACTAAACCAGTTACTGCACCATTAACAGATGCTTTTGTAGTAAGCAAAAGAATTTCTCTTTTATCTTTACTAACAATATCTTTTACTTCTTTTAAGTAATCTTTTTCATCATCCATGTTATGCTCTTTTTCTGGTTACTGCAAAAATTATAACTCCTAAAACTAATACACCACCAATTCCTAATGCTACATATAACATTGTATTTCCTTGTGGTTTTGCACTTGCTAAAGCAAGGGCAGTTTGGGCATCAATTTTTTTACCTTCTAATGCTAATTTTTGTGCTTCTAAAGATAATTCTCCACCTCTGACCATTGCATCTGCTTGTGCTTGTGCTGACTTTAAATTGTTTTTACTTCCAAAAAATCCACCAATACCACCAATTAAACTTGATGCTATTCCACTATAATCAGTACCACTACCAGCACCATCTTTATTAGCATATTCACTTTCAATTTTTGAATTTATTAATTCTTCATTGTTTTTGTAAAGATTTATAAAATCTTTTCTAAATGAAACTGATGTGTCTAAAGCATAAAAAGTTGCAGTAACTAAATTATCAATGTTTAAGTTAATTGTATCAACTACTACATTATTTTTAGTTAATAATTCTGTGATTTCAGTTGGAAATAAACCAACCATTCCACCTACTAAAGTACTTATTTTTTGCTCGTTCATATTATGCGGTTTTTTTGGTTGCAAAATAAATTACTCCACCTAATACTAAAATACCAGCTAAACTAATTCCTATAATTGCTCCAGTAGATAAACCTTCTTTTTTAGGTATATTACCAGATGGTAAAACTCCCAATTCTGCTAATTCTTTATCAGTTTGTTTAATTTGTACACTTGCATCCGCTAATGCTTTTTTAGTTTTATTTTCATCTAAAGCTAAATAACCAGCAAAACCAGTTTGTAATAATTCTAATGCTGAACCAAAATTAAATTTACTTTTTTCTTTTGGTTTTGTATCTGTACTTTTTGGAAAAGTTAAATTATATGGTTTGGCTTTTGGTGGTGTAAAAGTTGAAGATGGTGTAGAAAATGCGTTTGGGTCAAATTGTTGTGTATTAAACGTAAAATTAGAATAAAATCCATCCATTCCACTAAATATACTTACAATTGTATCTTCTTCCGCAAGTAATTGTTCAAAATCTTTTTTAAATGATTTTGATGATTTTAATAAATTAGTTACAATTAATGCAAGTTGCATATCGGTAGCATTTGCTGGATATTTTACTCCATTTTTTGTTAATAAAGCAAGAAGTTTTGCTCTTTTTTTCATTACAACATACATAACTGATGTTGCACCTAAATTTGGATTTGCTAATCTCATATTAGTTATTTTTATAAATTAATGCAACTGAAATAAACAAAGCACTCACTAATAAAATTACATTTGTTTGATTTGCTATAACATCTTGTGATTTTGTTGGTGTATTATTTGTAGTATCTCCAGTAGCGTTTAAATAATTTTCATATTTTGAAGTACAAGACTTACAACCACATGGTTTATTATCATTTGATTCATTGCCAAACATTTCTAATATAATTTCCTTGTCTGGATGGTTTTCCATGACTTTTTTTAAAGCTGGTTCTCCTACATTTGCAACCAATTGAGATAATCCCATATCTGGTGTTTTTGCAATAGTATAGCCAAAAGAATCTATAATTCTTTCAGCTTCCATAGGATTGCTTTCTGCAACATATTGATATACTGACATAATTTAATTTTTATAAAAAAAGGGCAAGTTGAAATGAATCATTCTTGCCCTTTTCAATTATACATTAATTCGATTTTATCTCACTAAAGGATAAATTACGCTTTAATTCTAATAGTTTGACCATTAGTAACTGGCGGAGTTCCGAATTGTCTGCTTACTGCTTGACCACCTAATGCACGAGCAAGGTTTATGTTGTCTGCTGGGTAGAAGTATAGTTTCAAAGTAGCATTTGCCAATACTTGACGAATGATAATTTTAGTGAAACCATCAATTCTATAAGCATACTTCATAGCGATGATAGTCGTTTGTTGCTGATAAGGGTCAATAGTTGGTACTAAAGTTTTTTGTGCTAAATTACCATTAGCATCTCTTGTGTTTACACTTAAAGTTTCTAATACTTGGTTAGCAGTAGCTGATTGAATGTAAGTTAAACCAACTGAATAAGGATTATTCATAAATTGGTATAACATTTCACGATAATCTACATCTGAAATACCAGAACTAATTGTGATTGAACCAATTACTAAATCTCCACCAGAAGTAAAACCAGCATTGTTAATATATTGGTAAGAACCTAATATTTCAAAGTTATTAACTGCTGAACCAGAAGTTGAAGTAACGTTTACAATATAAGGTTGTGAAGTTTGTACATTTCCACCGCCCATGTTTCCACCAGCGTTAAAGAAATCATCTCCAGTGAATGATAAATCTTCATCAATAAATCCATCTGCATTAGCAAAAGATTCCATTGCATTTCTTTGAGCCGAAGCTAAATATTTTCTTACGTTTGACATTTTGTTTAATTTTTATATTTTAATAAATTTTTTTTTACTCGATTGGTGTAGCATCCATTGGGATGGCTACTTTAGATTTTAAATACTTTCTTTCGATTGCATTTGCCACTAAAACTGCTCCAGTTACAATAAGGAACGTTTTTAAAATTGTTACTAATTCTTTTTTGACCATTTCAGAATGATTTACTTTATTTGTTTAATTTAATTTTTGTTTAAATAATATTTATATACAGATACAATATCATTTTTACATTTTCAAAAGTATAAAGAAAAAATATTATAAAAACTATTTTTTTTACAAATATTAGAAACAACTTATTACGACTTTTGTTTCATTTATGAAAATAAAAAAGCCACTATAAAAGTGGCTTGATTTTAATTGCTAAATTTTTATTTACTTAATATGTAATATCCAGTTGTTGTTGCTCCTATTATTGCAAATATTTTATATAATAATGTAGTGCGTTTGGATTTGCGTAAATCTTTTAAATAAGTTTTAGAAATTTCTTCTTGCATTAAAAACATTTCATCTTTCTTAAAAATTATAGAATTTAAGTTTGTTATTTTACTTTCACGATTAAAAATCATGCTATCTTTTACAATTACTTTTTTTTCTAATTCTTTAATGTTTAATTGTAAAAAATCAACCTTTTTTTTACAGAAATCTCCAGCAACTAAATCAGTAGCAATTTTTTTAGCAATAGTAGTTGTAATTACGACTTTAGTTGTATCGTTCTGTGAAATACTTTTCCCACTCGTTATTAGTATAATTCCTAAAAGAATCAATTGTAATTTTTTCATCTTGATTTAAGTTTTTTATTGATTGATTATTTTTTTCAATATTTTTATCTATATCTTTAATTTGAAGATTTAAGTTTTCAAATTTTTTATCTAAAGATTTATTGTCAATTTGAATTTCATTAATTTCTTTTTGAACTTCAATCATCTGTGTTTTAATGTAATCTACTTTACTATTATTTAGAAAAGTAAAAATAAAATTCAATAAAACAAAAAACAATACTATTGATACAAATAGTATCAATAGTGTTGGAAATTTCTCTTTTAAATAATTATACATAAGGTATGTATGATGTTTTACCACCTTGCTTAACTGCTCTTAAAACTTGCTTACGCTGGTTTCCATTTGTTTTATAAGAAACGTGTACCCAATCTGGATTATCTTTTGTTCCAAATTCCCAAATTAATTGGTCAAAATTTAAATGTTGCTTAATGTAATCAAAAACGTGTTTATTTGTAATTGCATTTGAATTACCATCCATGTCAATATCAATTGCTTCTCCAGAGCAATGTTGTGATGTTAAACTACCACCTATTGCAGTATTTAATGCTTTACTTCTGTAACCACTACTAATATGTATTGGTTTATCAAAATATCTTCTAATTGGTTCAAAAATATTAATTCCTAAATTTTTGAAATTTTCTAAATGTTCTGGTGTAGGCATATTGCTTATACCTTTTCTTTTTGCAGTTTCACTTCTTGTAACTTCTGCTAAACTTAAATGTTGTGTAATTTGCATAATTAGTTTGTTTTATTTTTATCGTTTTGTTTGATTTCTGTTTGTTTTGTTCGGTTAAATTGATAACCGAAAATGATTAAAACTATATTTTTTATTAAATTAAATAATTCATCACTCATCTGTGGTGTTAGTAATGGTATTTGAAAAGCAATTACCTTATCTACTATAAATAAACCCAATAAAGCACTTAACAATATTGCAGTAAATCTTGTTAGCCACTCTTGTTGATTTTTCGCTACTATTCTTGTATTTATATACCAAATAAAAATCATAATGCAAATAATTGCAAAAAAAACTCCTACAATCATTGTTAATCCTCCAATACTAAACATAATCTATTCTTTTTTGTCCTTTTTAGAAAATATTTTTTCTGCTCCAGTAATTCCTAATGCTCCAAATGACAAAAACGCAACTGCATTAATTAACGCTTCACTTGGTAAATTAGCATTATTAGTGAATGAATTAAATAACAATGTACTAAATAAAGTCAATGACCCTAAAATACCTACAAACCTTTTTGAACTTGGCTCGTTTCCTTCGCAAAAAAATTTTGCTATAAATCCTCTTTCTTTTTTCATAATAAAAATTTAAATATTAAAAAATTGATAAAATCCTAACTGATATGCTTTATAATAAAAATTTGCAAAATTTAACTTGCTTATTTTATGCCAATCTGAAATTGTCATAATTTTTCTTTTTAATACATTATTAGTTTCTCGGCAAAATTTTATTACTTCTATTTCTTCCATTAATCTAAATAGTAGCTTAAAATTCTTTTCTTTTGTTCTTTTACTGCTGATTCTGGTGTATAAACTTTTGTTCCTTTTCCAATATCTCTTGTCTGTAACATTGGAGAAATCATTTTTTTATAATTTTCCGATATGTACAAATCTACAACATTTTCAAATTTCTTTCTATCTACACCTTTAATTTTTTCATCATCAATATCTACGTAAGCAAAATACCTTTGATTGTTGTAAGTATGATATTCACTATTAACGTAATTCTCAACCAATTTAAGCATTTCATATTTGTCGTCAAATTTTGTTCTGTGCTTATCGACACTATCCGTATTTTTGTGGAATCTAATCCAGTTTAAGTTTTGCCAGATTTTCGGAGAAACTCTACCAACCGATTGAAAGTGTAAGATAATGTCGGTATCGGTATGTCTGTTAGTACATATAGCACCCACAAGGTCATTCGGTAAATAATCTGAAATATATCTATTAACATCTTCTATAAGTAATAATCCTCCTCTAAAATCATTTAAAATCTTAAAAAGCGTTTCTTGTATATCATTAATTGTCATACGCTTTCCGCTATCATGAAAAGGTCTAATTCTTCTCATTTCTATTTTTGGATGAACTGAAAAACGCATAATATCATTTATACTTAATGCTCTAATATCATCAAATTCATCGTTTACATCTAAAATTAATACCCTTCTGGGAGCAATTCCTTTTAAGGGATTTCCCACAACATATTGTTGCATCATTTTTCTGGTAGTATATGTTTTACCACAACCTTTTCTTCCAACTGCAACTCCTAATTTTGGTTCTCTTTCTTCCATAGTTATTTTTTAAAAAAATCACTTACAAATAATAAAACACAAATTATATAAACCAACATACTAATTATATACAAAAGAAATATTTTTTTATCCTCGTCTGGATTTGTATTATATTTTTTCATTTTTATTTAGCTTTAGGTTTACGACCTCTTTTTGCTCCAGTATTTGATTTTCTTACTGGTTTAGTTGGTTCTTCACTTAATTTTTCCAATTGAGATAAAATTTCTCTATCTCCAAATTTAGGCATATTATCTGCTTCATTATACTCTTGTGAGAATCCACCAGAATCTTTTAAATTGTTAAAAACGCTTCCAGCTTCTTCTGGTTCAAAAAATTCAATTTGTTCTTCTAAATTTGTTTTTGGTTTTCTACGTCGTACTACAACTTTTTCTTCTTCCGATTCTTCATAATATTTTATAGGTTCAGCTTCTTTTTGTACTGGTGCTTGTGCTGGTCTTGGTATTAGTGTTTCACGCAATACTTGTGTGTTTTCTTTTAATGAATCTACAATACTATTAGCAGTTTTTCTTAACATAAATGCTTGTGTGCCTTTTGTTGCTATATCTGTTCCGAAAAGATACAATAATGTTTGTTCATCGGTCATACCGATTCCACGTTTTTTAAGTACTCTAATTAATGGAGGTCTTACTTTATCTTTAAATTCATCTGAAACTTCAAAAGCATCTTTAATACTTGAATTATATTCTTGTGCAAATTCTTTAACTAATAAGTTTCCAGATTCCGTTGGTATTTCAATGTTTGGGTCAATTTCTCCTTCTGCAATTAAAGTGTCTAATTTTCTTTCGTTAATTTCTGGTAACTTTCCTAAAAAACCACAACCTTTCTCGTACAAATCTAATGTCATATCTGCCATCATTTCTGCACCCATTGTTTTATCTTTGTTATCTAATTCAGAATAACTTTCGTTAAATGGTCTATCTGGTTCTTTACTTCCTTTTTCTTGCTCTGGGTCAAAATCTGAAAAAGATGGTGTTTGAAAAGTAGGTTCTGCTAAATCTTCTAAAACTGCATCATCACTTGCTAAAACATGGTTAGTATATGCTCTTTTCTTTACTGGTGCATCTAAAGGACTAAAATCGGTATCTACAATTTGTGCTTCAATAGTTGTTTCTGGTTCTTGATTAATTTCCATAATTTATGTTTTTAAGTTTGGTGTTTATGTTTTCAATTTTTTCTATAATTACAATATCAGATTTGTGTTTTGGATTTAACTCCATAACTTCATTAGAATAAATTGAAATTAAATTGTTTGGTTTTTTTAGCAAAAAAGAAATGTCTGCAACATCAAGTTTTAGAATATCTTTTAGTAGTGTAGTAGTAATTCCAATTGCATATCTACGATTGTTTTTTCTCATTCGAGAAAAGAAATCATCATATTTTATTTTAAATTCATCACATACAATTTGAATTATCATTCTGGATTTGATAATTGTATCATCATCTAAATCAGTATCGTTTTCTCTTGAAATTTTTAGTATTTCAATAAGTTTGTCAGCACCTATCACATGAATTGTTTTGTTTAATTCAGATAAGACTTTAGTTATGTTGTTAGTTTCTTGGTTCATTTTTTTTTAGTTATATTTCATATTTCTTTGTAAAATTTGGATTCTTTACTATCTCTTGCCCTACAAATTTAGCAAAATCATTGTCAGTAGCAAAATGTAAACCTAAATAAATTCTTGAATAAGCAATATCGTTAATCATTTCTTTACAAAATTGATATTCATTTGGATATTTGTCTGCAATAACATTTAACATAACATACGCTTCTAAAGTGTGTCCAGATGGGTATGATGGTGTATCTGCTGAAAAACTTGTATATGGAAATAATTTAAGTTTATAGTATTGTGCAACTTGTTTTGGTCTTGGTCTTTGAAAATGATATTTTAATTTAATAAGAAGTGGTCTAACATCTTTAATAATATTAGTGCATAAATCTTCTACATCAATTTCTTTTTCTTGAAACGTTGTTATAATAACTTGAAGTAAACTTCTATCGTATGACTTATACCTTGCTAAATAAGATTCGTTACCTTCACTTGAAATATCTTTTAAATAATCAACAATTTCATTTAATTCGTCTTTGACTAATTCTGAACTTGTTAGTGGAAAACTATTCTCTTTTAGTTTTGGAAATAAATTATCTACAATAGAAATTTCTTCAAGATATTTCTTTTGTTCAATTGTTGGATTTCCGTAAGTTACTTGGTCTAAATTCATGGTATTTTATTTTGTTAAGCAATCTTTTAAATAATCGCTTTTCGATTTTTCCATTGCTTCTGGAGAAGAAAATCTTGTAGTTGAACCAATTTTTTCAGTCCATTCGGCTTCACATTTAGTTAATTTTGCAGTATCTACAACTGCATCTTTTACCTCTGATACCACTTCTTCAACTACCATTGCAGTTTTTTTCATGAAATTCATTTTAAAAGCGTAATAACCTATTGCTACTCCACCTAATACTAATAATACATCTTTTGTTGTCATTTGTTTTTTTTTTAAATTGTTTTTAATTTAACATGGTGCTTTTATACACATGATTTGTCCTTTTGGTTCTGGTTCTATTGCTAATAAATTTTTTCTTTTTCCTAAATCTTTTGGCATTTTATTTTTATTGTAAAAATAAAAACCAGCTATTACTCCAATACCTAATAATCCGTATAGTAATTTTTTATTTTTCATTTTATTTTACGTTTTTAATTATATCTTCTGCTTCTGTTAATGTTACATTTGTACCATCCCATTTAGCTTCTAAAAATCTTGTCCATGTTAAAAATGATAAGTATGACACTCCAGCCAAACCTAATCCTACTAATGTATATTTTAATGTTTTTGTCATAACTATTCTATTCTACCAAATCCAGTTTTTTTTCTTACTCTATCAATGTTTCCTTGCATTAATTTTAAATAACTTGTTGATGGTGTTGTTGTGTAACCAGCTTGTGCAATTAGTTTAATTTGTTCTTCTGGACTTCTTGCATTTAAACGAGCATTTTTATACCTATCTCCTAATAAAACTGCTATATTTTTTCTAATTCCATCTTCGGCATCTTTAAATTTTGCAAATTTTGCCTTTATAAATATTCTTTTCCCTTTAACTATTTCAGAAGTGTCAGCAAGTACAAAATCGGTATGAATATTTGGATTGTATTTTACACCACCAAAGTTAAAAGAATTTAATGGAATATTTCTACCATAACCAGATTCAGTAATTTTTAAAGCGGTTATTCCAGAAAAATACAATTTTGTTCCTTTAATTGCTTTTGCTATTCCATCTCCATACAGATAAATAAAATAACGAACTTTAGTATCAGCATCAATAAAACTATTGAAATCGCTTTTACTTAAACCATTTAAGTATGCGACTAACTGGTCGTTAGTCATATTTTGCATTTCTGATTTAGTTTTTACTGCCATAACTTATTTATTAGGTTTTAACATATTTTTTTCCTAATGCTTTTTCAACATTGTATTTTACTTCATTTAAATCATCAACAAAGTTTTCAAATTCTTCTTTTGAAGGCATTTCATTTTCTTTTTTGATTCTTCTTCTTGTATCTACAATAAGATAAATTTGTGTAGCAATTAATAATCCAGCTATAAATAAATCTACAAATTTCATTTTTGGTTTTGTTACGCTTTCCATAAATCCACCACTTTCCATTTGTGGAGTTGCTGGTGCGACTGCTGGTGCAACTGCAACTGCTGGTGCTGGTGCTGGTGCAACTACTTGTGCTGGTGCTGACACATCTACTTGTGTTTCCATATTATTTTTATTTAATTGTTTTAAATATTTTACCTTGATTTAAGTTATGCACTACTTCAAAATTATTTTGAGCCATAACTTCGACTACTTGATTCCAACCATAAAATAATTTATGTGTACCAAAATAACCACTCCAATCTTCTCCATTATCGCTTAATGGTGCTTCAAAGTAAATATATTCTACTCCTTCACAATATTTTGCTAATGCGTTAAAATGTTCGTTGCTTAAATGCTCTATAAAATGAGTAGCAATTACAATATCACATTTTGGTCTATTGTTATCATTGAACCAATCAAATTTTTCTGGAAAAATATATTTGAATTTTGGGTCTTTACATCTTGTTTTATCAATAGCTGACTTGCATATTTCTATTCCAGTCCAACTATTAATTTCAAATTCTTTTAAAGCGGTTTCACATAAATCTGCTTTCCAAGTTCCAAACTCTAAAACATCTGCGTTTTTTTTACCTAATTCTAATACGATTTTTACGTTTTCATAGTTGTAATGTGCTTGTTCTGGATATAATTCTTCTATTTCATTATAATATTCCACTTGCTCATTACTACTCATAGTATCGTACTTACTTCTCCAATCATCAAATTCGTTTGTCATATTATCTTTTTTTAATTGATGTAAAAATTAATACTAATCCTAATAATCCACCGATTCCAGCGTAAAGCATTTTGTGTTTGTTAAAATGCAGTTTGAAGTTGTTTGTTATTTCTTGTTTTTTCTTTTTTACTTGACCTACAATTAAAACTGGTTCGATTTCATCTGTTTGTTGTTCTAATTTTATAGTTTTGTTTTTTAGTTGTGATGCTTTAAAAAATTGAGATTTAAAACCTAAATATTTTATTTCAAAATTATCTTCTGGAGCAATTGAATCGTTTTCATAATCAAATGACCCATCATCATTTGAGAAAACACCAACTTTGTTAGCATTTTTTCCAGTTGTTTTTAAAATAGTTGTTCTACCTAAAGGAACACCATTACTATCTGTTATTTTTCCAGTTATTTGCATTATTTTATTCCGTTTAAACGTTTAATTGTATAATAATTTACTATTGCACCTAAAGTAAAAGAAATTATACCAACTATTACAAATGTAGTTGATAAGTGTGTATGAATTTTTGATTTTTGTTCTTTTTGTGCTTCTGTACTATTTTGAATTTCCATATTGTTTGTATAAATACGTTATTAATATTATTGCTATTACACCACCTAAACCTTTAGTTATATTTTTTTTTTCTGTTGTTGATAAAGCATAAGGTTTGTTTAATACATAAAAACCATTTAACCTACTTAACCATCCTTTTAAATTTTTTGGCTGATTTAATGCAACATATTTGTTTGCCCTAAATTCGTTTAAATTTTCAAATAATTCAGATGATTGCCCTTTTTTATCTAATTCATTAACAAAATCTACGTACTGACTAACAGATGATAAATTTTCATTATAATATTTTTTAAAAAACTGATTTAAAAATGGTATAGTTCCAGACTTACATTTGGAAAAATCACTACATCCTAAACCACTTCCCCAAGTCATTTCAACAAATGAATTTGCAATTGCTTGATTTCTTATTCTATCTCCTTGAATTTTATCCCAAAATCCAGTTTTATAAACTTTATACCAAACATCATCTGGCATTTTTAAAAAGTTTGAGCAACTTGCAGTATAACCGCCTTGACTTGCTAAACCTTTGAATGTTATCCATTGTATTCCTTTATTTGTATGATATGGCTTACCATTTTTACCATTACCACAAGGAGATGGATTCCTACTTGCAGTATCAGTTGTTGCTGACGACAAACCTCCTTCTGCTTTTTTGATAAATGCTACTATGTTTTTATAATCTGCCATTTTAATTTTTATTTCGTGTAACAACAAATAATGCAATTAACAAAACTACTGCTCCAAAACCAATATATAAATATTGTTCTTTTTTATTTTTTTCTAAAACTTGTTGTTCTGCTTTAATAGATTCTTCTGAAATTATTTTTGCGTTTTCAACTGATTTTTTTTGTTCTAAACTATCCGCACATAAAATAGAATTAAATACTCGTTTTTTTTCAAACAAAAGTTTATTTAGTTCTATTTCTTCTTTTGTTGATTCGCTTATTTGTTTAGCAATACTTTTAATTTCTTCGTCAATTTTTATACAAGCTGAAACATAACCATCGTTTAAAGCTAATTTTTCTACATCTTCTTGTGCATAAGTTTTTCTTACTCCATCTACAACTGGTGCAGTAATTCTATTAGTAAGATTTGTATTTACAGACCTACTGGTTCTTGTATTTGTATTTACACCTCTCATTTTTTGCTTCGTGTTACAATGTATAATCCTACTAATAATATTACTGAACCTATACCAATATATAAATATTGCTCTTTATAATTTTTTTCTAAAACTTGTTTTTCAGATTTTGCCGATTCTTTAGTTAAAATTTTAGCATTTGCTTCTGCTTTCATTTTTTCTAAAGTATCTGTACATTCTCCTTTATTAAAAGCCATTTTATATTGCAAAAGGATTCTTCTTAATATTTCAAGTTTATTTACATTTAAATCTTTTGATGTAGCTAATTCATATCCAGTTAAAGCTGGTGTAATTTTTTGTAAATCTTCAATTTCTTTAGATATTTCTTTTATACTTTCATCTGCTCTAACACAAGTATTGCCATCTAATTTGTCTGTGTTAAATAAACTTATTATAGATTTTTCGCCTTGTAATGGTGGGTATTTTTTTGTCAGTTCTAAAAAAATTGGTCGTGCTGGATGGTTATAATCATATAATTCCGCTACTGGTTTAATTTCTGGGAAAATTTCCCCAACACTTATACCACTATAAATATTATTATTGTTAATTCCTCCTAAATTTATCATTCTAACCTACTTAAAATTACTAATCCACCAATTACACCTATTACACCACCTAAAAATAAAGTTTTTTCTTTAATTGAACTCGCATAAGGTTTGTTAAGTAAATAAAACTTATTTATTAAAATATCATCTTCTTTTCTTTTGTCTAATGGTATAATATCTCTTTCATAATCAAAAAATAATTTATCAAACAATTCTGGACTTTTACCTTTTGCATCTAAATCATTTATAAAATCAATATATTCATCATCCAATTTACTTATATTAATCGTAAATATATTTTGATTTACTTTTACCTTTGGAACAAAACCAAATTCTTTTAATTTACTTTCAAGTAATGCAGATGATAAAATTACACCTTCACTCTTTAAAGCAATGTAAGAAATAATATTTGCAACTCCTTGATTTTTTATTTTGTCGCCATTTATACTATCCCAATATTGTTTTTTAAATATTGTGTTCCATATTTCATCTGGCATTTCTTTAAAGTTTTCACAAGAAGGTTCATAAATATATTCATCAGAATACGTTTTAAAAACACTCCAGTTAATTCCTTTGTTTTGATTAAACTTAAATTGTGGCTTAACTGGTGCATCTTTTAGAAAATCTAATTTTTTCAATTCATCTGGGTCGGTTTCAATACCTAAATTGCATGGTATATCTCCACCCAAAAAGTTGAATTTTAAACCTCCTACTTGTAATTTAATTGAAAATAACGCTTTTCTATAATCTGCCATTACCACAAAATTTTATCAGCATAATATCCGTTAGAACCTCTTACGTTTCTATCTTTTTCATGCCTATCTTTATATAATTTTCTTCTTTTGTTTGCGTAACCTTTTGGAAAACTACCTTTTTTTTCTTTTTCTAAATACGTAGGGTAATCATTCATACCTCTTGCACCTATTGAAGCAATCTTTTTACCATCTTTATAGACATCAATTTTTTTTAAAAAGTTAGTGGATGGTTTTATAACCACCCCTAACTCCTTTGCCTTTCTAAAGCTATATGGTAAAATTTTATATGCCATGAATATTAATATCCGTACATATTGTAAAATCCATCATCATTCTTTTTTGGTTTCATAAGAAACAAATAAACTGATACTGCACCTATTATTGCTAATCCAGTTACTAATAATGCTTTTGTTTTTGTATTCATGACTTTTATATTTAATTGTTAATTACTTATTTTTTTGAAAAGTAATTGTATGCTCCAGCAGTACCTACCAATAAAACAACTCCTAAAGCAATTCCAAAAATACTTACACCTTTTTTTTCTTCTTTTGGTTTTTCGTCTGGTTTTACTTCACTTGTTGGTGCTGATGCTGGTGCTGGTGCTGGTGCTTCAACTTCCTTTTCTTTAGCTACTTTTTTAGCAACTAAATCTTCTAAATTAGAAATCACATCGTTTTTTAAATCGTTTACAAAATCTGTAACTTCTTTAAGATTGTCTTTGTTTTCATCCGTTGGTTCGTTAGTGAAATCATTTTGAGCAACTATTAATTTTTCTTCAAAATCATCAAGTTTATCAATTTTTTTTGCTAATGAATTAGGGATTCTGTTCTCTAATTTTTCTAATAACATTTCTATTCTGTCCATAGTTTTATTTTTATTTAAGTTAATAATTCACAAATATAATATTTTTTTATAAAAAACTTACTTTTAAAGTCTTAATTATTTTAATTGTAAACTTGCACGTTTGATAGCATCTGTCCATTTTTCTCCATCCTTACGTATTTTTCTTGCTAAATCAGTAGTTGCTTTCATTTTGTGGTTTCCTTTGCCTTTTTTAACTACTGCTCCCTTTTCTGCTTTAGCATCGTATGTTGCTTTCTGGCTACCAGCAATTTTATTTCCTACTTCTTTAGCTTCTTTTGTGTCATAAACCTTTCCATACTCTTTTTGGTATTTTGGTTCGACACGCTTACCTTCAAAATTTTTAGCAATTGCTTTTGCTTTTTCAGAAAAAGTGGTTTTACCTCCACCAGCATACATTTTTTTATTTAATCTTAAAAATTCTAACATTTCAATTTCTAAAAAATTTTTGTCTGGTATTTCTGAATATGATAAATAAGTTTCGTATTTATATTTTCCTTGTTGATTTTTTTCTCCATAAATAAAAACACCATTTTTAGAAACTCTTTTTTTTGCAGAAATACCTTTAGCTTCTAATTTTTTAATTAATTCATTCGCTTCTTTATTAACAATATTTTCAACACTTCCACCACCAGCGTACATTTTGTTTTTAAAATTATTTTCTAAAACATCAGTAACATAATCATCTAATTCATCCCAATCATCTTGTGCTATTTCAGAGTGGTTTCCATATTGTTCTAAATCTTCTTGACTATCTAATAATTTTTTTCTTTGTGAAATACTTAATTTATCCCACATATCTATTTCATCGTCATAATCTTCATATCTTATTTTTCCACCATCAGCGTATGTTCTTGCTTCTTTTGATGAATTATTTTTCATCATCCAATCTGCTTCTTTATCTTTTCTAACAAAACTTGATGGTCTTACTCTAATTCTTGAATCTTCGTTTAAATCAATTTCTTCGTTAGTAGTTTCAACTTTTGGTTGGTCTTTTTTACGAGTTAATAATCTTGACATAACACCACCATCATCAAATTTTGTAATATGAATAGGTTTAGCACCATCTTTAATCCAATATCCGTTTGCTGGTTTAAAATCTTTTCCAGATTTTAATTGTACTTTTACTACACTTCTTTTAGGAACGTAAAAAGCAATATCTTCAATACTTGCTCCAAATTCTAATTTATATGCACCATTTAAAACATCAGAAATTTTGTAAGTTAATTTTTGATTTCCTTTTTTAATGGTAATTGTATTTAAATTTCTTCTTGGAACAAAGTTATTAGTAACTCCACCCATTTCAAATTTTTCAATTAATCCTTTAGAAAATTCTTTTAATCCTTTATGATTGTCTTTTGTAAACAAAGAAATAAAATAAGAAACTTCTGGAGCATTATCTGAAACTTCCATTACTTTAATATCTAAATATAAATTTTCTGAACCTTTGCTTAATTCTAATGTTCCAAAATCAGTTATTGTAAATTCTGTATTAGATAATTTTTTAAATTCTTTATCGCTTCTTCTAATAAAATTTGGTGTTTTTTCTTCTACAATCCACATAAATTCCACATCTTGTGGTAATTTTTTTATTAATTCATTTATAGTAAATTTTCTGAAATTTATATCATTTTCTACTCCTCCACCATCAGCAAAATTATCATTTTTTATATACATATCTTCATAACCTATAACTTGATTTAATTTTACATCTTTTTTTCTTAACGCAAAAGGTTCGTTATCTAAACCATAATCAAATGTATATCCAATTGATTCTACTTCTTTTAAGAATTTTTTAGTATCATTATAATCATCATAATCATCAGTTTCATATTTTTCTACATAAGTTTCTACAATTTCAGATAATTCTGCTGGTTGATTTTCATAATCTTCAAATAAATCTTTATAAAGTAATTTACCACCACGAGCAAATGATTTTGGTAAAGAATCCATTATTTCATTACTTTCATCCAGTAATTCATTAAATTTTCTTTCGCTAATAATATTTTCTCTTTTAGCATTAACTAAATCGCTTCTAAAATTTCTATGGTTAATATAATTACTTAAACCATTTGTTTTTATTGCTAATTTTTGTTTATCAATTTGACTTTGTAACCACTCTTGTGCTACTTTTTTTGCGTTCTTGTAACCACTTCCTACAACTTTTCTTGGTGCTAATCTTCCATCGTTTAATTTTCTTAAATCTAATTCTAATTCTGCAAGTTCATTTACTGCATATTTTTCAGAAAAATAATCATAACCTTCCCAATTTTTTTTAGTGTATTCTTTATATCCTTTAATTGCATCTTCAATTCCACCACCATCAGCATAAACATTGTTTTGGAAATTACCAAATGTAGGGTCTGTCATAAATTCTCCACCACCAGCATAATAACCATCTTCTTTTGCATATTTTCTGCCTTCATTAATAATAGAATTGGCTTGTGTTTCAGAAATATTATAATATTCAGCAAATTTACTAACGCTTAAAAAATTGTTTTTATAATCTAAATACATTTTTTTTACATCTGCCTTTGTACCATTAATCATAATGGTTGAATTTTTTTCTTTATACATAAAAGGTTTTACTTTTCCACCTCCAGCATAAACTCCAGATTGGAAATCTCCACCACCAGCATATTTTATATTTTCTTTTTTTAATGCTCGTCTGTATATTTTTGCAATATCCAATAAAGTACCATAACCATCATATTGTAAATTTCTTTTTAAAATTTTGTCTTTTTTGATTCGGTTGCTATATGGTTCAAAGTATTCAATATATAAAACACCATTTCTAAAAACAATTGGTTTATAAATTGCTGGTTCTTCCCATGTGCTTGAAGTATCTGTAACCATTAAATTACCATCATAAGCATTATCGGATTCCGAATTACTTGCTAAAGAAATTAAGTTATTAATTTCATCTACTTTTTTTTGTATTTTTTTTTCTAATGTAGTCATAGTTATATTTAGTTAAAGCTGGAAAACTTTTACATTCTCCAGCTAATTTTATTTATCTAATATTGAAAACATAAATTTGACCATCGTGTCTTACAAACGTATAATCTTGTTCTAAAGCATCGCCTAATTTTTCATAATCAACTCTTACAAAATTTGCATTAGCAAATGATTCTGCATCATACAATCCTTGTTCCTCTACTAAAAAGTAGTATGGGTCGCTTAATCCTTCAAAATAATTATTGTAATATTCATCATATACAATTTCTCTTGCTTCATCAAGCATTTCATCTTGTCTTTCAGAATCAGCTTCTTCATATTCATCAACATCTAAACCAGCTTCTTCAATTAGTCTGTTTCCACCATCTTCATCTCTAATATCATCTACATAACCATCAGCCATATCTTGTGATAATAACCTTCTGTCTGTATCAGAAACTTCTAAATAATATTGAAAATCGTTAAAACTTTGAATACCAGTTTCATCAACTAATTGTTCTGCAAAATCTTGTTCGCTATCATAAACTCCAGTATATTCATCTAATGCACTTCTATCAAATTGACTTACAACTTCCATAACTACATCTAATGGTAAATCGTTTTCTTTTGCTAAATCAAGCATTTCATAAATTTCTTCAAAATCTCTAACTCCCATATATTCTGAATACATTGAACTTGGTAGGTTTTCATAATCATGAACTGCATATTCTTCTCCACCAGTAGTTTTTAAGAAATCATTTATAGCATCCATTAATTCATCTGCATCGCTATAATTTGTTAAATCTAACCATACTCCAGATAATCTTCCGTTGTTGTATGCTTCTAAATCAGCAACATATATTTTAGGTGTATCATCATCTACTCCACCACCATTAACAAAATCACGTTTACCTAAATAACCTTTTCTTGCTGGTCTTGGTCTTGAATAACGTACTTCATAATCTTCATCTTTATTAACGTGCCTTCTTTCATTTGTTACTGAACCACCTTTAGAATAACCTCTATTACCTAACATATCAAAACCTTTTATATCTTTTGGTTTTATGTCTTTTAAATCAGTTCCTCTTAAAACTATCATTCCATTTTTCATATTCATTAAATGGTCTTTATCATATCCAATCCACTTATCTA